CCTGAAGGTTGGTGGCAAATTCCAACTCTGAGCTATAACTAACTCAGGTTTCTCACACAGACCGGCAGAAAGCCTCCGTTCTTGCAGAGCGCGGGGGCTTTTTGTTTTATCAGGAGTTTTCCATGCAAAAAGTCTGTAACGTTCTCGGCGTTCTCGGCTTCGTGATGTCGTCTGCTCTTGTTGGAGCGTCGATTCTTGCCTTTGCTCGAATCCCAGGAATGATCGACGAGTATGCCGCCGACATGATGGGCGACATCACTGGCAATGTGACTGAGATGCTGCCTGGGCAGATTGATGAGGCAATGCCTGAGCTGCCGACCAATACTGGTCCAGCGTTGCCAATCAAGTCACCATTTTAGTGTTGGCGGTTGGATCCTCATCATGAGCTTCAGGCCCGAAGCCTTCAGCCTTGATCCGTTCAGCAAAGTTCGTTTCTGGCGCGGGTGTCTCAGCTTTCTGCTCAAACGACGTAAGCCATTCGCGTAACGCGTCACCAGTTGGCGTACCTTTCGGCCATTTGATCCACTTAAGGATGGCTTTTGGGTCGGTAAACGGTCTGGCAGTTTTGCCTGACATTACGGTGTAGACGACAGGCGGCCCTTCACGTCTGCGGTTACGTTCGATCCAGAGCTGACCTGCTGTAAACCGTTCTGACTTCATGCCGGAGATTCCTGAGATCGGTGTAAATGCAATCGGCGTTCCAATGATCTCTGTAGGTCAGCCGATACCACCACCTGTTTTACCAGCAGCACCGCCAGTTACGGCTACGCGGTTCCCAATCATTGATATGCCCGGATGCGTCAGGGCAAGGATTGCTGTTGGCAATGGAACGGAAACGTTTGAAGAGGATCCAAGTGGCAACGTGACGCTATGCACTGGAGCGGTGCCTATTTACGAAGCACCTGATTACAGGCCAAGAGATTTTACGTGGGTGCAACCAAAGCAGCCTGAAATAAAGAGGCCAGATGTCTCACGTCCAGCCCCTGTCCCTCAACCCACGCTGCCGGGTGCCGATCCCGACATCCCAAGATTGCCCAAAGATCCGCCGTGTCCACCCTTTGGCGCGAAAGAAATCGGATCGTTTAACAAACTCGGAACAAAGGTTCTTGCTGGTTACGAGCTGCAGGATGGAAGTGCGTAAAGCTTTGGGATCCGGTGCCCATGGGGCAGGTGATCAACAACTATGTACCTGATGCTGGTCCGACCGTGTCGGTTGCGTTGACTGCTGCGATTGCCACGACTGTGGCGATCTTCGCCAAACCAATCGCATCACTCTTACAGAAGCTGGCAAAGCCTCTGACAAAGAAGGTGGTGAAGAAGGTTAATCAGAAGCTTGGCCGTAAGGTAAAACCGGAATCTTTACAGCAGCGGCGGGTTGTGCAGCGTCACCGGAATCAAGCCATTCGCGAACTAAGACGGGCTTTGGGTAAATGATCTGGTGCGTGTGACCCTCTACCGGCTTGGGTTTTAGGACGACATCAGCGCAGATGGAATAGAAAGGCGAAGTCTTGGCAAAGCCATAACCCTCACGCAGAGCTTTCGAACATGCGGAGAGCCTGCCCATCTCATAGTTAAGCCGCTTATCAGCTAGGGCTTGTTCATAGAGCGCCACTTGCTTGCGCTGCGCGTCCTTACACAGGTTTATAGGCCCCCAATCCAAGGGCACTGAGAAGGTTGCGGTGATGCCCAGATTGGTGCTGAAGTTTTGGCGATAGCCTGTTCTCTGCGGTTTCGTATAGAGCACCTTGCCAGGATTGTCTGGAATACCGTCAGGGCCATCAAGCCCTGTCTCTGGGTCTATTAGGCCAAAATTATCGCTGTTATCGTAGACATTTTCGTGATAATACTCATTGTTTGGCTGACCAAAAGAATGCGTAGAAGAGACAAAAGGCGAGATGTTTAGCGTTGCCCCGTCACACTGAATCCCGCTACCTACTGAGTATTTCATGTATTGACCAGGAACAATTTGCACCGCTTGATTAACAACTGAGCCTGAAGAATTACTCACCGGAGATGCAGTTGCACTGACCTGACTTGCGGCAGGTAAGCAATACAAAAAGCTAAGCGAAACAGCTGCGGCAACTGCTTTCATTGGCTAAACGTGCTGGTGGAGTCGATAACGGTTTCAATCAGGGTTTCGCGCTCAATATTTACCCGCTCAATCAGGCCGGGGCCGCTGTAGGTCTCCGCAAACTGAAACGCTGCACCCGGCACGGTTTGTTTCCAGGTTGAGCGACTCGAAAGGTTCAAAGATGTTGTTCCTGCTGACGGGCTAACAACACCGCTGGCTGGTTCAACGCCAGTTCCGCTGACGCTGTATTCAAAGCCAGTGCGGTAGCTCTCGGAGACAATGCTCTCGCGCACAACCGTCCTCGACTGTGTCGTGGAGGAGACAAGGCCCTGCGAAAAATTGGGAACGACAGGCACTGCAACCGCTGGAGAAGGCAGCAGCAACAGAATGATTAGCCGTTTCACCGTGTGGTTAGCTCACTGATGACTTGGCCGATCGCACTTGTGTTGCCTGCACCTGGGCTGATTGTGATGGTCCCCGCTGTTGTGACGCTCCCGCTTAGGCCAGTGTTGGTGCCTGCGGCTGTGCTGGTCACATCGCCAAAGGCGGGCACAGCGCCAACCGTAGGGGCTGACGTGGGCACAGTATCCCCGGCTGAATAGCTGACGCTGTAGGTAAAAGAATTCCCAGCGGTTTTTTGGGTTACGTCTGGGACTGTGATGGCATTGACCCCGTGAGTAGCTGCCCCGAGCCCTCCGAGAGCGTCACTTGTAGTTGAGCCGCCTGCGGTAACGCTGGTATCGATCCCGCTACCGCTGATACTGAAGCTGTTTCCAACACGAATGGCACGAGATGAAGCTGCGCCAACATCTAACTGCACGCTGCTGGAAATGCGGTGTGTGATATCAGCACGAGCAGGCAAAGCGGCTGCCAATGTGATGCCCAATACCAAAAGTGAGCGTTTCATTTGATGCCAGCTTTGGAATCTTTGCTTTCTACGATAACGCCGCTGTCCTCTTTCTTTTTCTTGCCAAGTTTCCCTAGTGCTGGCGAGTAAGAAGCTGCAGTCCCAGTCAGCAAACTGGCCGGAAAAGTCGGATCGACAGACTGGGAGAAGATGCCCAAATAATTTGCGGTGAGAATGCCCATCGACCACAGCAGGATGGTCACGCGCACAACATCGCCTAGCCACGAATGGCCTTGATCCTCTTGTTCTTCCGGCTTGGTCTGCGGTGTTTCTGCCATGATTGAGCGAGTGTTACGGGCGGGTCATGGTTGAAATCTGGGCCGCCGTTGCAGGTGCCAGTGTCACGGTAGCCGGGCTGGGTGTTTCGGGTCTTAATCGTCAAAGCCAGCAAGGTCGTGATTCTTTGGTGCGGCTGACAACTGCTGTAGACAATCTGTCCAGCAGGCTCCAAGTCCTGCACGACGACATCAAGACCAAAGATGTTGAGGTCTTTGCCAGATTGAACGAACTCGAGCGTTCAGTGGCGCGACTGGAAGGCCATTCGGATAGGCACTAACGTATTAGTGCAGTTCAAGGCAATCTCATGCTTTTGGTGCTTAAGCCCTTTGTAATGGCGATGTGGCGTTCCCGGGGATTTAAAGAGCTGATTGTTGCGATGCTGGAGAAGATCGTCACGCGTACAGACAACGACTTAGACGACTTGGCCGTCAGCCATTTGAAGGATTTGCTACTTCCTGACACGAGGGTAGAAAAATAGGTAGTGTCCGGCATCATCCAAATATCCTTGCTGCTGGTGCTGGGCGTGCTTTCACTCCTGCCGTTTTTTGAACGCTTTTCCAAAGATGCGCCCCACCGCATGGCTGCTGTTAAACAGCTTGAGGAGTCCATGCCGCCGGAACTACTGGATGAGTCAGCAGCGTGGTTTGAGATGTGGAAGGCAAGTGGCTATGACCAAGAGGTCTACATGCCCTACTTCAAGCAGCTCGACAACAAGACAGGCACTGGTTATAGGGAGTGCTTTTCCTCGTCGGCGGCGATGGTGGCGTCTTTTTACCGCCGCATTAAATCGGATGACGAGTACAACGAGATCAGGGCCAAGTTCGGTGACACCACGTCAGTAGAGGCTCAGCTGGCAGCTCTGCGCAGCCTTGGCTTACAGGCTGAGTTCCGTAAAGACGGCAACGCAGAAATGATTGAGCTGGAGATTGAAAACGGAAGGCCAGTCATGGTGGGCTATCTGTCAGCGGGCAACATGCTTCTAGGCGAGCCGCCAATGTGCAGCGGCTTAGGTTGCGGGCACTGGGCAGTCATTTCTGGCTACTCACAAAAAAACTCTGACGATCCCCTCTGGGTACTTCAAGACCCTCGCGGGTTTCCTGAAATGGAAAAGGGCGGTTGGTCTAACCCGCATCTAGGCCGCAACGTCAAGGTCAGGCAGGCTGCATTCAAGCCACGTTGGGAAGCGGAGGGCGATTCAACGGGCTGGGTGATTCTCGTTAGTGAGTGAGTTCTATTGGGTTTGGGCATTTATCAGTGCGTTCTGGACCACGGTTGTTGTGCAGTGCGCCAAGCCCGCAAACCTAGAGCGTTGCGCACAGGTCAATGATTGGCTGGTGCCATGGGTTAGAGACACCATGGACATGCAAAAAAACGGTGCTTACTATTCGGAAAGAAAGATTCTGAAACAATCCAATGGGCTGGGCCGACTGGATGATGGTGAATCAAACCCTTGAAGAGGAGCTAGAAGTCGAGCGCAGCGTCAGAGAGGTTCACAACTGCCAAGACGAAGAGGTGCTAAAGCAACTCTGCGCTGGCCTTGTCCGGCAAAGCTGGCATCAGGGCAAGCTGCTGAGTCAAGCCGTAGGCAGGATCGGAGAACTCGACGCCAAGATTGCGACTTGGGACTAGCCCTGCTTGCCAGTCAGTCTTGACCTGTAGAGCCTGACGCAGGATTCAAAATGCCACTTGGCCTGCCAGTCGTGCTTGAAATAGCGGACAATCCCGCCATGGCTCACCTCCCAAAGAAGCAACCCGTCTTTCTCGACTTGCTTCATGGTGGGCCTCATAAAAAAGGAGCGCGGATGCGCCCCTAGTTTCTCGTTCAACATTTACCTTAAAAGTCAGCGCCGGATTTGTCAGCGAGGCGCGGCTTGGCATCACTCAAAGCCATCAGCAGATAATCGTTACCCGCTTGGCTTTGGCGCGGCATCAGGTTGGCGCGAAGCTTGACGCATTCCTCGCCTTTTTGATTCTCGCAGCGATCTGCAGTCTTGACCCATTCCACAAGCTTGCGCAGCTCAGAAACAGGCACTTCCATGGCAGACCAATAGTGGCCGTCCTTTTTTTGATCTTTGTTGAAGTTGCCCCAGATGTTGAAGGCGTCGGGTGCGAAATCAGCCATTACTTTGGATTGAAGAACTTGAGGATGATGGTTTGCAGCGCAGCGTTGATCACGCCTTGATGGCGTTGCTCGGCGTAGTGCTGCAGCTGTTCGGCTAGCTGCTTGTCCAGCCGAACTTGAAAATGCTGAGCACGACGCTTGTCGTCTTGCTTTGCTTGCGTGGTTTTTTCATCAGGCATACTCATTCATGACGGCTTGAATCCAAGCCTCGTGCTTTTTGCTGGTGATTGCCGGGGCAACCTTAGCGTTAGCGGCCAAGTTGAATTTTGATCGGAACGCTGCACAAAAGGCCTCGCGGTTTGCAGCTGGCATGTCAGTGATCCACCTGAGCAATAAATTGCGCTCTTCGTCTGACAAAGGCTGATCCTCTTTGGGTACACCGGCAACAGATGGTCCAGCTGCAGGCTTTGCCTTCTTCTCTTCGCGGTGAGGATTTTCAACCTCTTCGCGTGCCCACAATTGCCATGCCAACCCAAAAGTGAAGGCACTGCAAGCCGCTAAGGCTCTTCTATGTGTGTCTGTGACATCACGGGCGGTGACTTTTTCGTAGGCAACAGGATTGTTCCTGTTGTCCATCACAGCTTGGGGGAAATCAGGCGTGCGCTCACCATTAGGACCGGTGAAATAACCGACGACATAGCCGGTGCCGTTTGGGGCTTTCCAAACGTGGCTACTGTCAACATAGTGGGCAAGATGA